GCCAAACAGCTATTTGATATGGTCAAACAGAAAGCCCCTCAATGTGTTCATCACCTCCTCGATGTTGTGACGAAATCGGCGCAAGTACACTATGACGCGCCTAACCAAAATACCGCTCTACAAGCCACATATAGTGCTGAACAGCATATTGCTGATGTTATCAAGAAAAAAATAGCCAATCCACATTATTATCCTATGGATTGGCAGAAGTTTACAAGCGTAGATGGCTTAGAGCTAACTGATGAACAGGCGCGGATTCTTGAAATGGCTTGTAATCAAGATGTGATGATGCTGACTGGCTCGGCTGGCACGGGCAAGAGCCAAACAACCAAGGCAATTATTGAGATGCTAGAAGCCAACAATTATACTTATACCCTATTATCCCCAACAGGGATAGCGGCAAAGCGGCTAAGAAAAGCAACAGGGCGTGAAGCAAGCACGATTCATATGTTCTTGGCTTGTGATGGTAATCTGGGTGATTGTGTGCTAATTGACGAAATGGGCATGGTTAGCGTCCATTTACTATCAATGCTATTTGATAAAGTAACAGATAACACCAAGATCATTTTCATAGCTGACCCATCTCAGCTTGCATCTATTTCTTGCGGCAACATTGTTGAGGATATACTTGATAGCGGCATCGTGCCTGTATGCAACTTGACCAAGGTATTCAGATATAACACGTCTGGCATTATTACCATAGCTACTGATGTACGAAATGGAGCAAATGAACATCTGACAGATACTTTCACAGATTATAAGTTCATTGAAACTGATACATTAGTAATCAATCAAATTGAACAAGAATATGCGCGGCTTTTAGCAGATGGATATAGTAAAGATGATGTGCTGATTCTATCCCCATTTAATAAGGGTGAAGTTGGCTCATTGGCTATCAATGCGGCGATTCAAGCCAAATTCAATCCAAATGAATTAAGCACGGTTGGGCATACGGTCAATAATATACCTATCTATTTCAAGGTTGATGATAAGGTAATCAACAAAAAGAATGAATATTCTATGCCGCTTATTGATGATGACGATACCGCTTTTGTAGCTAATGGAGATATTGGCACAGTAATGGAAATTATGCCTGATGAAAAAGAGCCATATATGATTGTGCGATATGATTGCGGCGATTGTATAGTAGATAAGGCGCATATCAAAAATACACTATTAGCATATGCAATTTCTATTCATAGCTGCCAAGGTAGCCAAGCAAAGGCTGTGATTGTAGTGATTGATAGAAGCCATGTAAGGATGCTTAGTAGTAACTTGTGCTATACAGCGGTATCACGAGCACAAGGGAAATTAGTTCTGATTGGAGATGTGGCAGCTATTCAAGAAGGATTAAAAGTACAAGAGGAGAAAATCCGCGACACTGAATTAAAGGAGATGTTGATTAAATGACGGTTGGTGAATTAAGGCAACGGCTTGAAAGATATAACGAAGATGAAATTATTGACATGAAATTCTTAGTTGACAACAATTACTATAGAGGGTACATTAAAGATGTCTATAAGCTATTCGTGTCAAAATCACAACAAGAACAACCAGTAACGATTGAGCTACAAGTAGACTTGAATTTATCCATCAGACAGAGATTTGATCTGTTGGGTAAAGCAGTCGAAGATGCTATTGACCGTAATTCAACAGAGCTTACGAATATTGCATATGGAGGACGATAACTAAATGAATTATCTAACACCACAAGTATGTGGTATCAGCGATTTAGACGCAGAATATAATAAAGAGTTAGAACAATATGCTGCTATAGTAAAAGAAAAGAAAGAAATTGGTGAACTTGATGATATAGAAAACATTGATGTGAAAGACTGGTTACCCGTCTTTGTAGTACATTGTATTAGGGATTGTGTTGAGAGAA